AACTCATATTCGAGCACAACGCGCACCTTGCGCACCACTGCAAGTGTCTCACCTGCGGGACAGAGGATCAGGGAGAGTTCACGGATTTCGATCGACTACGCAGTCCGAGGGTGCACTGCTGCCGTTGCAAAGCTGTGCGAGCGGCGAAGAAAAGGCAAGGTGAGGAAAGAGCTGTGAGGGCGAAGGAGAAGACGCGGATGATACCCATCTTGCCGGGGGAAATGGCGCTGGCGCATTGGAAGGATAGAACCGGGTATGAGGTTTGCGTATGACCATCGAGAAGGTGAGACGTGAAACGAACCATTGAACAGTGGAGAAATTGCGACCCGAAAGCTATGGTCGAGAACCAAAGCGCGGCGGCGCAGATGTTTGCCTTGCAGGACGCCTCAGAGAGTCAGGCGAACAGTCTGGCAATGGCTTGGTGGTAGCGCTCCATCGCCTCTGGCAGACTGGATGAGCCCATTCCGAGATGAGGGTAGATAGATTATGCAGCGTGATTCAACAGAAGCGGGCCATGCGCACATTGCCCATATCCCGACGCATCAGCTGCGCGAGATGCTGCGCATGGCCAAGCGCATCGACCTGGCGCAGCGGCGCCGGAAGATTTACAGTTACTTCCCGGAGACAGGCCCGCTGCGGCGCGAACTGTACCCCAAGCACATGGAGTTCTTCGCCGCCGGGAAAGAGTACCGCGAACGCTGTTTCATGGCCGCGAACCGGGTAGGAAAAACGATCAGTGGCGGGTATGAGGCGGCGCTGCATCTGACAGGACTCTACGACGATATCGCGCCGTGGTGGCCGGGTCGGCGCTTCGTCGAGCCGGTGCGGTGGTGGGCGGCCGGCAAGACCAACGAGACGACGCGCGACATCGTTCAGGCCAAGCTGTTCGGCGAAGTCGCATGGAGCGGCGGAAGAAAGACCGTGACCGGGACTGGATTGATACCAGGCGACCTGATCGGAGATATCACCTGGAAGCAGGGCGTGGCCGACCTGATCGACACGGCGAAGGTCAAGCATATCTCTGGCGGCTGGTCGGCGGTCGGCCTTAAAAGCTACCAGCAGGGACGCGGTTCGTTCGAGGGCACGGAACAGCATGGCATCTGGCTAGACGAAGAGGCGCCGATGGAAATTTATGGCGAGTGCCTGATCCGCACGGCCACGACCAACGGGCTGGTAATGATGACATTCACGCCCCTTGACGGCATGACGGAGACGGTGATGCAGTTCCTGCCTGATTCGATCATGGCCGAGTTGCAGCGGGAGAGAGCATAGTGCCTGCCGTTTCTCCCTCGAAATGGCTGACTATGGCGGGCTGGCAGGACATACCGCATTTGGATGAGAAGACCAAGGCCGAGCTACTTGCGGCGACGCCAAAATATCTGCGCGGCGCTCGCTCGAAGGGCATCCCGATCCCTGGATCCGGCCTGATCTTCCCGATTGACGAGAGCACCATCACGGTCGACCCATTTCCAATCCCCGCGCACTGGCCGCGCCTTGTGGGTTGGGATTTCGGCTGGGATCATCCGTCGGCCGGAGCCTGGCTCGCATGGGATCGCGATACCGACACTGTTTATCTATACGACCATCATCGCGAGAGCGAGCTAAACGTCGGCCAGCACGCGGACGCGATCAAGAGCCGCGGCGCGTGGATACCGGTGGCCTGGCCGCACGACGGCCTCCAGCACGAGAAGGGCTCCGGCATCCAGCTATCCCAGCAGTTCCGGGAAAAGGGCGTGAAGTTCCTCCAGCATTGGGCGCAGTTCATCGAGTCCGGCATGGACCACGAGACGGTGGCGGCGAAAACATCAGTCGAGGCCGGTCTGTCGATGATGCTCACGCGGATGAAGGAAGGGCGATTCAAGGTTTTCAGCACTGTCTCGCCGTTTTTCGAGGAAATGCGCCTGTATCACCGCAAGGACGGAAAGATCGTCAAGGTGAGGGATGACCTGATCAGCGCGTGCCGCTATGGCCTCATGTCGCTGCGCTGGGCAATCGTCGAGCCGAAAGAGGAATCGGAAGCTGAATCAAAACCCCGGAGTTGGCGCGTGATCTAGCGTGGATATTGCAGCCTCTCACGGCCCGTGGTACGCTCCCAGAGCGCATCGCCATGCCATCCAGCACTGAGCGGCGATGTGTAGTTCGCGGCCTTTATGAATCTGAACAACTGGCAGAAGGAAACAACCGTGGCAAACAACTCATTATCGTGGACGTGGACAGTCACCAAAGCTGCCCCCATGGCACAAGGCCCGATCTATCAGGACGCGACCTACAAGTATTTTGGAGAGGCAGCACCAGGATCAGCGCTGACCAATCCGGAGTGGCGTGTCAGCCGAATGAATTTGACCACCTCCCAATTGCAATGGGCAGACGGAAACGCAAATTTTGACAACGTGTACACCGATCTGGCCACTGTTGCGGCGATGACGTTCGCTTGAGCTCGATCGTGGACAACGAGGTCGAGCAAAGCGGCAACGGACAGCTAGCCACAGTGGAGCCGGTGCGTGACCAGACGCTCTCACTCAGTGAGTTCGCCGGATTTCTCGACGAGGTGCGCACACAGCCAAGCTGGCGGCGCGAGGCCAACAAGGTATCGGATTACTACGACGGCAACCAGCTGGATGCGGATACGCTCTCCGCAATGGCCGATCTAGGCATGGCGCCAATCATCGAAAATCTGATGGCGCCAACAATAGATGCTGTGCTTGGGATGGAGGCACGAACACGGCTGGACTGGCAGGTGAAACCGGCCAAGGACAAGCGTGATGCAGAGGTTTCTGAGGGGCTGAATGTTAAGCTTGGAGAGGCTGAACGTGAGGCCAAAGCCGATCGAGCCAATGCGGATGCCTATGCCTCGCAGGTGAAGACGGGTATTGGGTGGGTTGAGGTATCGAGAGAGATAGACCCGTTCAAGTTCCCCTACCGCGCAACCGCAGTCCATCGAAATGAGATGTTCTGGGACTGGCGCGCACGTGAGCCTGATTTGTCCGATGCTCGATATATGATCCGGCGCCGCAAGCATGAGTCCGAGGTGCTCGCTCTGGGTTTTCCAGAGCAGGAAGATTTGATACGCCACGCCTCGTCTGACTGGATGGACTTCGATCCGGTCCTGATGGGCGATGAGGCTACCGGACTGGCGATGGCGCAAGACATTGAGCGTGGATGGGGTATCCACGATTCCGACTGGCGCGATTCGACGACTCGCCGTGTCACAGTGTATGAAGTCTGGTACCGGCGCTGGGTCCGTGGCAAGGTGCTCAAGGTGCCAGGTGGTAGCGTGGTCGAGATGGACACGAAAAACCCGCGACATATTGAGGCGGTGGCCCGTGGCATGGTGCAGATGCAGGATGCGATCTTCTCGAAGATTCGCGTGGCCTGGTACATGGGTCCGCACCGGCTGATTGATATTCCAAGCCCGTACACCCACAACATGTTCCCCTACGTACCCTTCTTCGGCAAGCGCGAGGATCTGACCGGAGTTCCCTACGGTCTGGGCAGGCCGATGCTCCCGATGCAGGACGAGATCAACGCCCGCAACAGCAAGATGATATGGCTGCTTTCGGCAAAGCGTGTGACCGCGACAAAGGGTATGATCAAGGACAAGGAGCGCGCCAGACGAGAGATTTCACGCGCCGATTCCTGGATAGAGCTCGAAGCCGATGCTCCACCAAACGGGATATTCCGTGTCGAGTCTGATTTCGCACTGAACGCTCAGCAATACCAGTCCCTGGTAGACAAGCGAGAGGCGATCAAGAACGTTGCCGGCATCTACAACGCGATGATGGGCAAGGAAGGGCAAGCCAAATCGGGCATTGCCATCCAGTCGCTCGTCGAGCAGGGCACGCAGACTCTCGCAGAGATCAACGACAACTACCGTTATTCGCGTGCATTGGTAGGTGATCTGCTGCTGTCCTTGGTGATCGAGGATATAGGCGACCAGCCGCATGAAGTGGTACTCGATGGCGGCGGATCCAAGGCATCCAAGACCATCCTGCTCAACGGCGTGGCCGTCGACGACAACGGCGCGAAGACGATGACCAACGCCGTGCAGATGGCCAAGCTCAAGGTGGTGCTGTCGGATGTGCCGAGCACACCGAGCTACCGTATGCAGCGTCTGATGATGCTGACCGAGATCGTCAAGAGCCTGCCGCCGCAGATTCAGGGGCTGGTACTCGATTTCGTCATGGACGCGACCGATCTACCCGAGAGAGACGCAATTGTCGAGCGTCTGCGCACCTCATTGAACCTGCAAGATCCAGGTGCCAAGCAAGACCCCAACGGCCTGCCGCAGAATCCCCAGCAATTGCAACAGATCGTGGCCGAGGCAGTGCAACAGGCGCTAGATCAGGCTGGCGTTGCGCTTAAGGAGCGAGAGATTGCCGTCAAGGAAAAAGATGCTGATACCAAGCGCATGGCTGTGGAGCAGGCCGGAGAAAACAAAGTGCTTGACACGTTCGTGAGTTCGGCTTTGTAGCGTCAACATAAATACTGTACGATGTCAAACTAGAACCGCGGCGCAAGCCGCATCAACAACCACTCCTGACGCTGCCCGGCGACATGGGCGCCCACAAGGGCATGGAGATCTACCCGATGAGTGATGAAAAGAAGGACTTGGCCTATTACCAGTCGAACCTGGATGAGATGGCGGACCTAAACCTCGACGAAATCGAGGCACTGGGTGCGGAATCTGAGCTTCAGCCGACCGACGACAATAAGGGCGACACCCATAGCAGCGAGGCGCCCGGCGCTGCACCGGAAGGCGAAGGCGATGGCACCGGCGATGTCGCTGGCGTGCTGGCGAAGGACGGCAAGAACATGCTGCCCTTCTCGGTGCTCCAGGGTACGCGCGAGGAGAAAGCCCGCCTAGAGCAGCTTGTCGCGGCGCAAACGGCAGAGATCGAGCGCCTGAAAGGCGGCGGTGACGTTGCCTCACCAGGCACGATGGGCGAGGAAGGTGGCGAGCAATCCGCCGCCGAACTGTCCGCCGAGGATCTGGCGGCCATCGAAGCCGAGTTTCCGGCGCTGGGCAAGCTGTTGCGCGCCCAGCAGGACACCATCGATCGCCTTTCAGGCGAGCAGGCCGCGCGTGCTTCCGAGCGTGCGCAGCAGGTGGGCATTGAGGTGCAAGCGATCATCGACACCAAGCCTAAACTAGCGCATCTGCAAGCCACCAATCCAGAGGCGTGGGCTGATGTGGTCGAGATCGACAATCGTATGGGAGCGTCCCCTAAGTGGGCCAACAAGCCAATGGCCGATCGTTTCGATGCCGTGATCAAAGTCTACGAGGCCGAGAACGGAGCTATTGCCATGCCACAAGAGGCCCCCAACCAGGATGTTGACATCACTAAAATTACGAAACCCAAGTCAGCATCGGCGCATCGTGGGCCAACTACCCTCTCTGACCTGCCAGGCGGGGCGGTGGCCCCGATCGACGAGTTGGACTCCCTTGAGCAGTCGAGCGCTATTGAGCTGACTCGTCGCTTTGAGGATATGACTCCCGAGCAACTGGAGCGCTTCATTGCCAGCACGGGGTGACTTGGCTTTGTAGACACCGACTGAATCTTCCCGCCAAATTTTGCAGGGTGACAACGTGCCAGAAATTTATAGCTACCCGTTCAGTATCTCAGCACAGACGACGATTGCCGTGAGCCGAATGGCTACCACCCACCAGATCGCAATCAAGTCAGGCTCTATGATGGTCTCACTGGTCCCACCAGGTGGGACACCAATCCCAGACGCAACGGTTATCACCCCTGCGACTGCCTACGAGGTCACCGGCAGGTACGATTTCATAACTCTTACCCCAACCGGTACGGTTGTTGGTGAGATTGTGAGTTCTTGACTTGACACCAACCCCAAGCCAGCACATCAAGGTAAGGTGGCGGAACAACGTCAGTGGCTGGCCGTGGTATCTTGTGCTGAAGGTTAACCAGAACCTGCAAACGGTTCAGCTCATGCCGATAAACTCACCGGATGGCCGGTATATTGGCCACGGACCAGTCAGGTGGTTTCAGTTGGATGAGATACTGAGGTGGGAAAAGATAACGGGGTGGGATCAGACGCTCACCAATACCAATACCAATACTGGTACCAGTTCAGATTTAGTTTCAGGGGATTAAGATGGCGTTGAAAAAATTAGGTGCAGCAGAAGGAGTGGTGATAACAACAGAGCCTAGAACCAGGGTCTCTGGTATCTTGACTGGTATTCCGATTTCAGAATATCTTGTGGACGCTGGTGTTGGAAATACTGTGCTGGGAGTTCGGGTTAGTGTAAACCCACTCGATATAATAACCGCAAGAGATAATTTTATCGCCAAAAATGGCGATAGCGTTCTGATTCTCCCTGGGCAAATTCCATATTCGCTAATCAGCAATTATTCCATTAGTCTTATTAGTTTGCTGGCATTGAGTACAGCAACTGGAACAATTGCAACCACGCCAGACACCACCCTGTTCGGTGTCGCTCCAGCAGAAGGTACTACTGCAACAGTAGC